AATTAGGAGTTTCATTGCAGGCGTACCCAAACATAAGTCCTTGGTCACCAGCACCAAAGTCATCTGTGCCTAATGCAATGTCAGGTGATTGACCATGTAGTTCGTTATATACTTTTAATTTTTCCCAATGGAAGCCATCTTGTTCATAACCAATATCTTGTACAACTGCTCTAACAATGTCCTCAATGACATCCTTGTCAAACTTGTCACTTTTGTATTCACCTGCAAGTGTAACCATGTTAGTAGTTACCAATGTTTCTACAGCCGCTCTGTGATTTTCTTTGCCGTCTATTAAATATGTTGCTACTGCATCCGAAATCAAATCTGCGATTTTATCTGGATGTCCTATGCTAACACTTTCGCTTGTAAATTCATATGCCATTATGTCTCCTCTTTTACAAAGATACCATCGACCATTTTGCCTTTTCTATCTTTGATGTCATTGTATGCTACTTCTAAACATTCTTCTAATGTTAATTTATTTCTAGCAAGTATGTTAATCATTACCACAAGCATATCGCCAATATCATCTCTAATATCATTGCCTTTACATACATTGTCGCTTAGTTCTCCTAATTCTTGTAACAATTTTAATACTTGATCTTTGTCAGTGGCTCCATCAATTAAATTTCTATCATAGTGCCATTGCTCAACTTTTTTGACTAATTCGTCCATTATAGTTTGCCTTCTTTTCGCATTTGTTCACGTATTTTAGTTGCACTTATATCGTGTGTAGCATCATCAAAAACTTCTTGTTCAATTTTATATCCTACATCACGACCATAAGTAATGTTTAACAAGTTTGGTACAACTTGTATTTTTACTTTACCAGCAAATTTATATAAACTCTGTTGTAAGTTTTCTATAACCTCATATGCTGGAAAAGGATTCTTTTCATCTGTTGGCATATCTCTAACCATCAAAAACACCTGTCCGTGTTTTGCCAATGCTCTATCAAATAGTGCTTGGTGCCCAGGATGCCAAGGTTGAAATCTTCCAAGCATTTGTGTTGTGGGTGCTTGGTTGTCCCATATAAATCTTTGTCCAATTTCATAAGCAATTATTTTAGCATCTACATTGCCACGTTGTTCGTGTACATTGTAGTCTGACACATAAGGTCTTTCAAACACTTTATTAGTGTCTTCGAATCTTCCTTCTTTGATAGTGTCTACAAATATTTCATAGTCAGCACTAAAATTATTTCTTGCCTTTTCAAAAGGAGCAACAAAATCTGCGATTGCAATCTTGCCTTCTGCTTCTGCGTTTTCACACAAAGACAACATTCGCTGATTCTGTCTTAGTCTACCTTCTTCAGAGAAGTCCCAATCGTCTGCTTCTTCTCTGACTTTGTCTGCGTTGAACCAAGCAACTTTGTCGCCTAAATATTCAACTAGTCGTTCTGCCAAGTATGTTTTACCACTTCCTGGCAGTCCAAATATTAATACTCTCATTTATTCCTCGTTTTGTTCACGTTCCCATTGGGCGTTCTCGTCAAAGTCTAGCAAGTACTGTTCATCAAGTTCATTGTACTGGTCTTCTGAGTCGTGCCACTTCTTATTTAACCAACCAACTTCTGCATGATAACTTTTACCGGAAGTATCATTTTGATCGTATTCTGCGTCAAGTTCTACCTTGTCATAGTACACTCTATCAATGAATTCTCCCACGTTAGTTTCCACAATGCCCATGCCTAATTTGTATTGGTCAAAGTCTTCCCCATCTGTTTCTACAAAGTAACTGGCAAAAGTTCCTTTCTCACAACTGTGAAATGCTAACACTGGTACATAATGATTACCCTCGTCATCCTCTTCGTTTACAAGTTCTGGCTCTTCATTACTAAAGTATCCACCTTCTCTACCATACATGTGAATAGGACTAAAACTACCTACTTCATTTTCGTAGTCATAATCATCTTCGCCATCTGCTGGAACTTCGTATACAGTCAATTCTGAATCACCGTACGCACTATTAATGTGTTCTATATCATCACATTCCCACATGTAGTAATCTTCTCTTGGTGCAGGGATTTGCTCGGGGTCGTCATGTTCTGCATTTTCGTCAAGATCTTCTTCACCGCCCCAGTCATCAAATGATAAAACTGTGTCAACTAGTTCACCTTCATCCATACCTATTGTTTTTGTTACAAACTCATTGGATACTTCGCCTATTACTGTTTCGCCACCGTAATAACCGCTATCTATTCTAAATCTTCTTTTTGCCATAATTTCTCCTTAAAAATATTGTGCAATAAAAGCCACCCACAATGGTAGTGTAATTATTGCTGTAATTATTAGTATGTTATCGTTTAACCATTTTTCCATAATTAAAATACATCTCCTAAATCAACCACTTCGGGTATTTTATTTGCTTCTTTCACAAACAACACACTTTTAGGAACAGCCTTTTGTTCTATAGGTGTTACTAATAAATGTCCTTGCTTTAATTTTGGAAAGAACCATTTGATGTCTTGATAATAATTTGTAATAAATACCTCTTCTATTTCTGGTATCTTATTATTCATAGGATTAAAAACAGGAGTCTTAAATCCTCTATTATTTAAACTTGTAAGTGGAACTATTTCTATTTCTGTGTGATAGTCGTCATCGCAAATTGCTATACTCCAATCCATTGGCATTTTTACTTCATGCCCGCCAATGTTTAGAACAACTGCTGGTGAATAAAAACTTTCTAGAAAAATTAATTCTAGCCAATAGTAGTCATAAAATTCTGGGTCACTAACGTCTAATATGCAGTACCTGAGATCGTTGACTTGATCAGGTACACTATCTAAATCATAGACATTGTTTTCAATTGTTAGTATATTCATATCTTCTCCGTAAACATAATTATAGCACCTTTATTTTAAAAGTCAATCTATATTTAAATATATTCTATTTTTGTAACCTTGAACGGATATTCTGCTTCTCTGTAAAATTTCTTTCTTTCCGTTAAATGTTTTTTGCTGTATTTTAGTGTGCTAGTAATATCAAACACATTTACAAAATCTTTGTCTTTGGCTTTTCTTATGCCCCTACCAATACTTTGTATAACCCTAACAAAACTTTTGCCTGGCTCTATTAATACTAGATTAAATATCCTTGGTATGTTAATACCAACTGCCGCTACACCATAAGTAGCAACAATTACTTTGCCTTCAGACTCACTGATTTCGTCGTAGTTTTCTTTTCTTTCTGATTGTTTCATGCCGCCACTTACAAATACCCATTCTGGATTTTGTTCTATTAACAACTCGCCTGTTTTTATTCTGTCTACTAAAATTAATGTATTACCATTGTCAGTCATGCCGTTAATTAGTTGACTTATAAATTCTATTCTTTCAGGATTAGTTGTTATCCATTTTAGTTCTTGTGCATAGTTACTAAAGCCTACATGCGTATCTGCTAACTGTAAAACATTAACTTCCAAGTTAGATAGCACACCTTTGTCCTGCAATTCTTTAGCACTTAACTGTCCAATTACTGGACCAATTGTGCTAGTCATTGCAACTGCTTCGTGTTGATCTTTAGGTATAGTTCCTGTTAATCCCCAACGAATTGGCACATTAGAAAACACACTACTTAGTAATTGTTTTAGTACATCTGCTTTTGCTTTGTGTACTTCGTCAATCATAATACACACAACACCGTCAATGAATTCACCTATATCAAAATCTACTGCTTCTTTGGCCTTAGACTTTTTATGTAATATTTCTAAACTTTGCCAAGTGCAAATTGTGTGTGTTTTATTGTATTCTTTTCTGTCCCCGTAGAAAACACCAACATCAAGTCCTAAATGCTTGTAGTCCGCTTCTGTTTGCGTTACAAGGTCCTTATTTGGCACTATCACTATTGTTCTACCATACTTCTCGCATTGGTGACTTAGTGCGGCCGTTACTAGAGTTTTACCAGCACCTGTGGCAATCTCTTGAATACATTGTGGGTTGGCTAAAAACTTGTTAATTATTTCTACTTGATAATCTCTAAGTATAATTGGTAATCCTTCTGCAGGGTGTTTCTTTGGCCAACTGAATTCTTCATATGTATCTTGCTTTACTTCATCAAAGCCAAAATCCCATTTTTCTCTTTTATCATCAAGTACAACTTCGTAGCCTAATTCAGTTACTACAGGAATAAGTTGATCTAATAGATTCAAATAACTTCTGCCACCAACATCACAAAATCTCACATAGCCGTCCCAACGACCTAGTTTGTATGCTGGCATGTGATATGCATATGGCAAGAAGTATTTGCAAGTGTCAGATAGTTTTCTGCGTGTGGCTACATCTAAGTCATGAAACTTGATGTTTACTTCATCTCTTATTTCTAATCTTGTTTGTCTAGCCATAAAATTTATTATACATTATATATGTGTGTTGTCAATCTATTCATAGTATACTTTTACAAATTTCTATGCTTCTTCTGTTGTATCCTGATTGCGATACTGAGCCAAATCCCAATGAATATCCTGTGCTGTCTTGCTTATGATATGGCAAATAATAATGTAACTTTTCTATAGTTGCTACAGGTCCAAAAACAATTATGTCAACACCGTTGTTGTACAATTCTTTACCTCTTAAAAAATCTTCGTATGATGCAATTTTAATTGTTATAATATTATAGTCCTTAACTATGTCACATACTTCTTTAACATTCTCTGTGTCGTCTGGTAATATAATACACGATATAAATTCTGCTGATTCCTCACAATGTGTTTTAAGAGTTTTGATGTCAATTTTATTATCCTTAAATCCTACAGCAAGTCCTGTGGAATTAGTATTTGATAATGCATTTATTGTGTTCATCTCTGCGTTATTAACAGTAATAACACAATCTTTATGTGCTAACATATTATGTCTAAAGTATTCTCTTGCAGTCATTATTGCTGTAAAGATATCGTTGCTATTGTTAGTAGATTGAAATGTAATATCGAAATATCCTGTTAATGACAGTATATTTTTTCTTATATCAGACACATCAATATCCTTTTCTAGGTTATCATAAAAATATGAAAAGGAAACATTTACTTCTGATTCTAGTACTAATCTGCTTGGTGACTGATGTAATGTTGCAAAGACATTTTTGCCTTTTGCGTTAGGTATTACTTTAATTTGGTGCCATTTGAGATAGGATTTTAGTACATCTTCTAGAGTAGTCTCAACAGATTCGTCGAGTGATAGTACAAATTTTTTGTTGTCTTTGAGTTCGTGTATTGATTCAAGCAGTTCATCTAATATATCTAAATTGATATATCTTCCATACCTGCTGTCCTCAATTTCACTATGTGTCCTATCTGCCATTGTTTGGTGTCTAATCCTTTCATTATACCGAGATACTTGTTTCTTAATAAGCCAAACTGATTTGTCAATGATGTTAGTGTTACTACTTCATCATCGCCATCTACATATTTGTCAGCATCTCTTGAGGTTAACTGTCTGTTATAACTTTCTAAAAAGTTTCTAAATACTTTACTGCGTGTTTTACGCAATTGAATGTTTATGTGTTCTAGAATTGCTTCTATTTCTTGTAATTGATTGAACCTGTGTTCTGTAATGCCAGGCAATGAGGCACTATTACGTTCCACATTGCCCTTGATATAACATTCTTTTTTTGCCTCTAGTAATTCTTCTTCAAAATAATCTATTGCATCTACAATGTTACTTAAATTACCAGATACTTTGTTATACCATCCTGCCATTACTAATCCCAGTCCTCTTCGTCTTCTTCATGATCTTCTACTTCAAAGTATTCTTCAATTGCTTGACGTAAATGCTTGTCGCATTCGTTTATACCTACTTCGTCATAGTCAACCATTCCGTGTTCATCAAAAACTCTAACTAAGTTTGCACAAACCTCGTCACGTTCTTTAACGTTTACAGAAGGCTTGACACATTCCCAAGTCTCAATTATTAATGCTAGATCTACAGTCATTCAACATTCTCCTCGTATACTGAAGGGTCGTCAATTTCATGCTCGTCAATATCGTCATCGATATCTTCGACTATTGCTTTTGGATTTTGACCCCACTCATCTATAATTACCTGAAGTTTATCTCCAGTCCAGCCTTTTCTGAACTCTTTGATTTCTTCACCAGTAACCGGAGATACATAAGAAAGTTTGTTACCAACTTTTTCCACAATGCCTTTTGCTTCAAGCATTTCTAACATACCACTGTAAGGGTCCATACCAGTTTCATATGGAATCTTAATTTGCACACCTTCAAAAGGTTTGCTATATCTTGACTTCATGACTTTACAAGCGGCTCTAATACCTTGTACTGTTGATACTTTATTTCCGTCTGCATCTTCTTTTAATTTTAGTTTCTTGATAGCAACTACTATGCTACTTGCGTACACAAAGCCTTGTCCGCCACTTATTTTATCATCTGGGTCAAACATATCCTGTGATGCATAAGTGTGGTTTGTACACACTAAGCCGATTGGGTATGGTGCTAATTGGTTAACAGTATTTCTAACCAATGCTGTAAGAGCCTTAGGCTTACGACCCATGTCACCTTTCATGTCACCTTTTTGAAACTGATCTACATCTGTAGGGGTTAGCAACATACCCAAACTGTCAACAACAAACAGTAATTTAGGCATTTCGTCATACTCTAAATCACCGTAGTTTGCTTTATAGTCTTTCATAAACTCTGAAATAGATTTTGCTACATCATCAATCATTGACACACTAATCTTTAATAGTTTTTCTGGACTAGTGTCAACGTTTAATGCTTTGAGCCAATCTTCATCAAGAGCATTTTCTGAGTCAAATAACACAACTTGACAGCCATGGTCTTGTGCGTTTCTGACTAAATTACCTGAACAAATAAAACTTTTACCTGAACCGGACTCACCAGCGAACACACTAACTTTACCTAGTGGTACGCCTTTGTTAAAATCACCACTGATCAAATAGTTGAGTGTGTGGTTTCCTGTGCTGATCCAATCTACTGGATCATGAAAACCGGCACTAATACCACTAATACTTTTAGTGATGCCGGTTCTAAATTTGCTTAAATCAAATGGTTTTTGCATTTTATACTCCGTATATATTCCTTTCTTTTAATTCTTCGACTAGTTTCTGTGCCCATCTCTCATGCCCTGCTTCATTGGCATGGCCTCCGTTAATTTTAACTTCTGGAAATTGTCCACCCATAATCCAGTCCCAATAACTTGTTTCCATATAATTGTTTTTATCTATTGCATTATATAATGATTTATCTACTGGGTGATCACCAGACCAAAATTTTACGTCTTCGCCTTCCAATGGTGCCTCATCTTTTGTGTTAGTCATTACGTCAAACATTAGATATGGAATGTTATTATTTTTGCATATATTTTCACATATATACAATGACCTATATTTTTGTGCTAATAAGTCTTCTGCTAAACAGATAGGCAAAAACTGTTTGTATGTTTCATACCTTTCTGAGCCTTCTGTCATTTCTGGTGCTCTCCAACTGTTCACTAAATTATAATGATAAGAACCGTCATCGTCAAAGCCGTCTGCATATTCAAATCTACCCAAACAAGTCCAACCTAGTATAATTAAATCTGGTTTAGGGTTACCTGCTAAGTATTCGACTAATAGTCTTTCAGTTCGCATAACACTAGCACCAGGTTGGCCTAGATTAACACATTCATCTATTTCTAATAGTTGTCTTAGTTTCTCTGGGTAAGCCTTGTAAATTGATTCAGGTCGATTATCGCCTTCGCCGTATATTTCTGAACCAAATGTGTGGCTATCACCTATTGCTAATAATGTACTCATTTTTATTCCTTAAAAATGTAGCCATACTAGATCTTTGAAGTAAACAGGACCAAGTATTCAAATCCCTAAGTATGGCTACCGGTCATCAACAATTACTGTTGACGATTCCTAATCATCTGCAGGATGTCATCTGCGGATGCTTTACCAGTTTCATTAGAAGTGTTTTCGGCAGAAGCACTTACTGTTTCTGTTACTGGTTCAACTGCCGGTGCAGGTGCTACAGGCTCAGCCGCTGGTGCTGGTGCCGGAGTAGTTTCTGCTACTGGAGTTGCTGTAGCCTGAGCCGGTGCTGAAGGTGTTTGTACCTTAGCAGGTGCGGCCTGGCCAATAGGTCTAAAAAAGTTACCGTACTTATCGCTGTCATAAAGTTCGCCATTTACAGAATCTTGGAACATGTTGTAAATAACATCTACTTCCTCTGCTGTTGGCTTCTTAGGTAAGAAATCTTTAAGATCAAATAACCCATGTGTATCAACTGCGGCTAACTGTTCTTCACTTAGAGCAGATTCTTTTCTTGCCCATTTAGAAGTACTGTAGTCTGCATACTGACCTTTCATAGTTTTTGCTAATCTAAAATCTGTACCATTTACATAATCTGTTGGAATGTTTTCCATATCTGGGTCCATTAATGCACCCTTGATAATGTTGAATATTTGAGGTCCAATAATGAATCTTCTGATTGGATTCTCTGGAGTTGTATCCTCCTGAAGTGGACTATCTACTACAAATCCTTGGAAAATATAACTTCTTTTTTTCCAGTATTTGCGACCCATATCTTCTAGTGAAGGATCTTTGA